TTTGAGTTTTCCTATTGGATTTTCAGTATTCTCTTTTCTAATTATTCTGCCATAATCATAGAATGATGGTCTTTGACCATCATCAAGATAAAAATTCTGAGTTATATCTTTAGATGATGTTAGAATTACACTAGTAATTATGGCACTATTACTTGATTGTTCTCCAGTAATTCTTTCTTCCACAGTAAACTGACTATCGTTTAGATAGACATATTCTAAAGAATCGGATGCCGAACGATTTACAACTAATGCAACTGCTCCACTACTTTCCCCAATTATTTGCTCACCTATTATAAAGTCTTGATTGCTGTTAAACGATCCTGTAAATCCAGTGAGTTGAATTTTTGGTAAAGTTGGATCTTGACTATTAGTAGATTCAAAAACAGCAACAACTCTTACTACATCTGGAACATTGAGGCAAATTTCTTGATCTTGAACTCGTAGACCATAAACATTACTATAAGTCAATCCATCATTTAAAGTTGTTGTTCCTATTCCAGATGAAGTTTTAATTGATTTATTTACAACTAAAGTTGATGCCTTGTTTAATTTTTTAATCTTATAACTTGGTTTTACATTTCTTACCGTAGTAATTACATTTGCAGTGCCACTTGCTTTTGTCAAACCATAGAAGGTTAATATTTTGCCAGTTGTGTCCAAATCATACTTATCAATTCTCATTGGTTCAATAATACCATCTGAGTATGTAATAATAAATCTATCCTCATCGAAGGATGCAAAATATAAATCTGGTTCGGTGATAGTTAACCTAATAAAATTGCCAGAAAAAGATATATTATTAAATGATCTTCTTTGTAAAATTTCTTGATTTTCTAAATTTACATTTGAAATATTTTCAAATCTCAATTTAGTCATTAAAGATGAATTTGTAGAATCTGATAATCCAAATACCTTAATGATATTGTTGACTTCTACGGTAGATGATGGTAGAGAACCATTGCATATTCCAGATATCGTTGTAATTCCTGAAATATTGAAAGAAAGACCATCATTAGAAACACTTTCAACTTTATTGTATATAGTGTCTCCAGTTAATGTGGTGCTAGCATATGAAACTATATCTCCAACTTTAATTTGATTAGTAAAAACAACGTCAATTCCGGCAGATACGGTACTGATGCCAGAAGAAGAACCTGTTATTTTAAACTTGGTTCCGAGGGGTGCAATTGGAGTTTTCTGTGATAATACAACATCCGCATTAAATGTTGAAATTCCAGTTGTGGAGTATATTGATTTTATATCTGTTATATTATAGTCGATTACTTCATTAATAAGTCTACCATCATCAATTCCATTAATTGAAATTGGTTCATTCTCTAAAAATGAACCAGAAACATTATAAAGTGTTAAAATTCTTGAATTACTTATACTTGAAGACAAGTATCCAGAAGCTTTACTTTTTTTACCTCTAATTAAAGCTGGAGTTGATAATGAAGAAATATTAGTAGTTAATCCAACTTTTGTATAAGTTTGAATATCAAATAATCTTACATTAAGTCTACTTGTGTTATTAACATAATCCGTTTCTGGAACAAAATCATATACTCTAGCAACACCAATAGTATTTCCTGAAGCACTATGAGAAGATACACCAATTCTAGAATCTTTTAATTCGACATATGATGTTGTTCCTAAACCAACAACCGGAGATCCATACCCTCTATTCAAAACCAATGAAGTTCCGGCATCATACCTAAGAACTTCATTTTCTATAGTTTTTGTGGTTCTTGGTTTTTCTACTATAACTTCTGTTGAAGATATTTTTTCAATATCGTAACCATTTACATAAGCTTTTCCTGGTCCAATTTGATAAATCATCAAATCGTCGGATGGAGCAACACCTGTAGAAGTTAATTGATTTTTATAATATAATCCATCAGTTCTAGTTCTATCATTTAAAGTATCTCTAACAAAAACTGTAAATGGTCTTACAAAATAGTCACCGGACTCATCATATGTTCTTCTTGCCAACTCATCTCTGATTAAACTATATTGAGTTGATTCTTTTTTAAAAATTGGATTTCCGTTTTCAATTCTAATAATTTCAATAAAATTGTCGGAGGATTCTAATATACCTTTTTTCTCAAGGATTAGTTCAATTTTTAATCTATCTGCTCCAGGAGCAGTGTAATTTGAGAAACCTTTTGCATTATCTAAAAGTGAAGAATCATCGTCTGAAGAGACTATACTTTCTACTACATTAAAACCTATTTTATAAGATGGTGAAGAACTATATTGATCTAATAATATTCTTTGTTCTTTTACAGATACAAAATGTCCACGAGCAAAATAAACACCATCAGAAACTATTGCTGATGATCCAAACGAATTTGAATTATTGCTTATAGTATTACAAATTCCTTCTCCAGATTGAATAGTAAATCCTAATTCTCCGTAAGTCAAAGAAGATTGTAAAATTAAAGTCTCTCCATCAAAAAAAGTCTTATTTTCTAATTGAGGACCACCACACTCAAGATACTTTAAATATAAAGTAAAGTTATTTCTTTGAGAATCAACTGACCTTAACGTATAAACAACTTCAGCCAAAACTCCACTTGATGATCCTTTTAGTTTTTTTCCTAAAAGTTTATCAAAATACAAAGATACTGGTGTTCCTATATAAGTACTTTCAATTTCTACTGCGGATAAAGGACTGTCAATTCTAACTTTTCCCGGAATTACAACAGATCCTTCTTGAAATAAATGTTTTCCTTGTTGCTCAATTTGATTTTGGAGAATTGATTGTAATGTGGTTAATTCTCTAGCCTGGATTGGATACCCTGGTTTGAAAAGAACCTTATGATAATTTTTTTCTGGATCAAAATCATCAAAATATGGTGATACGTTGAGGTTAGTTTCCTGTGGCATAATTCTTTAAAATTGCAAAATGACTTTGATATCTTCTTTTTGATTTTGAGACCTGGTAATTGAGGGTCTATTGTCAACGTAAATAATATCTCCAGAATGTTTTTTTACTTCGGGATTTGATAATCCCTCTACAAACTCTTGTCCAAGATAGTATGTTTTATTATTTATAGTTGTACTTGATGCAGGTGAAGACTCACTGCCAAAAGATGTATCTATAGATAATGAATATTGATCTCCAACTATAGATAAATTTCCACCAGTTCCCGGTGAAGAAGTAAATGAAATATTCTGAAATCCATAAGTTGGATTCAAATTATCAGTACCATCAAAATTAAATCCATATAATGTTCTATCTTGCCAATATTTCAAAACTCCAGTATTTGAATCATATGAAATAACCTTTCCAATTGCCGTTGTTCCGGTTGAAATTGTTTGAGTAATTAAACTATCTGATGTATATTCTGCGTCTTGAAAATTTCCAGAAAGTTTTATTGCATATACTGCACTAACTTTGTCTTCATTTAAAATTTCTTCCGACCCATATGCAATGGGATTTTTTAAAATTCCAAATCTTGCTACTTGATTCCCTAAAATAAAATCTGGATTTTCCAAATCATTTTCAACTCTGGAATAAACTAAAACGTTGTAAGCTCCAAGTTCTCTATAGATATCATATCCGTGACCTCCTACAGGTGGAATTACAACTTCAAAAAGTGGTGAAGAAAACCCAACTTCTGTAGTTGATATATCACTTGATTCAATGTCAACTGATGCATATGTATAACCAGATCCACCATTAGATACGGTAATTGATTCGACTTGAAAATTATCATTAATAACAATAGTTGCCTCTGCTCCAGTTCCGTCTCCTTTAATTGGAACATTAGAATAAATTCCCGGAGAACCAAGATTATCTCCTCTGCTTCTTATAATTATATTTTTAATTTGAGTACTTGTTTTTGCATTTTCTTTAATAATTGACGTTGAAGAATCTTCACCCCAATTTTTAGGAACAGGAATGTAGTTAATTCCGTCAAATTTTATAATATCACTTGGAGAAATAGTATACAAATATTTCCAAATATATCCATCCCCACTTGTTCCAGCTGGTCTTGGTTCTAAATCGACAAATGTTGGTTCATCTAATGACGGTCTTCCTTCGGGATTTTCTGGATCTGCTCCATTATGAATACAAATATAAACTTTGTATTCACTATTAACTATATAATAATTTGCTGAATATAAGTTAGTTGCTTGAGAGGGTAATGATAAATTGTCTCTAGAAATCTTATGACGGTACATATCATAAGTAATTCCAGATTGCCAAGAAACTTTTCTAATTACCTGCTTAACATCTTCCGAATTAATTTTTTTTAATGCAATTATACTATCCCAATAATCATTTTCATCATCAAAACTATCTTTTGGTGCAGGTGGGTTTTTATCCCAATTAGCATCATATTCAGTTGCATTTGGGAGACCGATAAAAGCATAATATGAATTAGAAGAAGTTGTTGCCGAGGAAACAAAATTCTTCGCATTCAATATTCTTAATTGATCAGTTATAATTGCAGACATTTTACGGTTTTTTATCTATTTATGTGGTAGAGTAACCAATATATTTAAGAGATTTGGATCTAATAACAATTGGAGATGTAACAATTCCAGAGTACCCATTTATGTTTGCAGCAAATGATTGTGGAGTTTTTCTTGTTAAATTTGAGATTAATCCCCAAGAATAATTTCCAAAGAATTCACTATAACCAGTTCCAGTTAATCCATTATAACTTTGAACACTTACAACAACTCTAGAAACATTTGTAATTCCAATTCCAGGAACTGATGTTTGTGCTGTGGAAACTTTAACCGCACTATAAATCCCATCTAAGAAAGTAGAACCTACCCCAACAATAGAACCTGAAGAATTCAATGAAGTTACACCGTTCCCAATATTAGAATTATTTACAACAAAAAGATAATTTGTTTGAATACCACTTATTCCAGTAGTAGCAATACCTACATTTATTGATGTATTTCTAAGAGCAGATGATGTAGGTACAAATAAGTCAAAAGTTATACCAGTCAAAGCTACTCCTGCAATAGATGTAGTAGCAACACCAACTATAATTCCAAAGTCTCCAGTATATGAGACATTAGTAATATCTTCATATGTTGCAGATGGTGGTTCTATTATTACTACTGGTGGATTTGCTGTTGTGTAACCAATTCCGGAATCTGTAATGATTATTGATGAAACTGTTCCTCCAATTGATATTACAGAAGATGCCAATGCCGTTGTTCCAATGCCAACTGTTACCCCAGATCCTACTGGATTTTGTACAATTACTGAAGGATTTGTTGAATATCCAACACCACCATCTGAAATTATTATTGAGGATATGCTGCCAGCAGCAGAAACTACTGCTGTAGCAATTGCGGCAGATGTTGTTGTTTGAGATAAAATCCTTATAGATTTTTGTGGAACATTATCGACATTATTTTGTACATATTCTTTTGCGTTATCAAAGAAAGTTTTTACCCCTTCAACAAAAATTGTTGTTGAAGACGTACTAACGTTTTCAATAATATTTGTTATTGGGAAAATCAATGGTTCATATATGTTTCTATCTTTAGAAACATATCTTCCATCAACAAATCTATCCTCTGTTTGTCTGCATAATGTAATTGGTCTCTTCAGTATTGTATTTGATGAAACTCCCACTCCAAAATAAGAATTTGTTACTATTAAATCACTATTATTAATTTGTTCAACTAACCTATCTGTTTGATCAAGAAGTAAATCTGTTGAATTTATATTTACTATATCACCTGTTTCTACTGGTTCTAATATATCTATACTTTGAGTATCAACATCTCCCGTTCCTTTATAGAAAAGAATCTTTAATTTATCTCCTTCTTTTGGAGGTTCACTAATTTCAATAATACTTCCTCCATTAAAAGTATATCCTTCTCCGGGAACTTGCAGAACATCATTTATAAACACTAATAATGTTGATTGAATATCTATACTAGATCCTTTTCTTGCTCTAATAGAAATTTGTTGTCCATCAACTTTAATTGGAAATAATTTACGATTTCCATCTATTAAGTTTTCTACTGAATCTAAAACCTGAAGAGTTCCGATAGACCACCCATAGAAAGTATCATTATAAATTTGATCTATTGTAAGATTGAATTCTTTAAATGGTAAAGATGTATTTGTAGGAATTCCTGTTGATCCTCCAACATTTATGGTCAATATGTCACCAATTTGATATCCAAATCCATAGTTAGAAATTTCAAAGTTAATAACACTAGAACCTTGTCCAACGATAATATTGACTTTTGCCCCAGTACCAATGCCAGAAGAAAGTGAACTATAAATCAAAGGAATATTGTAATAAGGTAAAGGGGATTCAAATACAACAATAGGAGGATTTGTAGAAGTATATCCTGTTCCTGGATTTGTAATAGCAACACTTACAATATTTCCATTACTTACAGTAGCAGTACCTATTTTATTAATATTAATTATTCCTGTACTTGATGTTGCTACACTAACATTGACGGTTGTTTGTATTCCAGATCTATAACCAGAACCACTATTCCCGATACTTATAGATTGAATAGTTCCTGCTAAAGACACAACAGCAGTTCCACCAGCAGCAACAAGAGGTTGATATCCAAATCCTTCAGTAGAAGCAACAGAAAGTATAATTCCACCTCTGGGTAAACTAGTTTTATTAATATCAGAATCATAATTAATTAAAGTGCTTGGTTCAAAGACAATAGTTGTAATACCAGAAGACTCAGTTAATGTATATTGATTTTCTTCAATAGTTCCTGTAATTTTATTTGGCAATTGAAAAACATTATTAATTAAAACAATTCCATTTGATGTCACAATTCCACTAACATTAGAATTATTTGAAGATAATGTAAAGGCAGTTGTAAATCCAGTAAAACTTAGAGATATACTATCAAAAATATAATTTTTTGCATAAGTTTCTTCTAAAGAATTTTCTACACCAGATCTTATAAAAACTCTTCCATTAAACTTAGATCTACTGTCTATTTTATAATAATCTTGCTCGTCACCTCTATTGTTTGAATTCAAAAATTCTATGTTTCCAAAAGGTGCTTCTGAAAAATGTAAAGTATTATCAATTATGTTGTAATTACCTGAGATTTTTGTAACCGTATCATTTAAATTATGACTTTGTACAATAGTTCCTAAAAGAGGTCTTTGTACCAAAATTGAATTTGTACTACCAAAACCTACAGATTTAATTTTCATAATCTCATCATTAATTTTAATAAAATCACCTCCATATAAATCATCAGTACTTGAAATTTTTATTATATTTGTAGTTTTGGATAAAGAAGTTGTTACTCCAGTTGTAACGGATGTAGAAACAATTGGTGATTGTATGATATTGTCTATAGAAATCAAACACTTTGAATTTTGTTTTTTAGATGTGAATTTGTGATTAGTTCCCACTCCAACAGAAGTTATATCTAATACTTTTGGTATAGTAAGAAGTGCTTCTGATGCAGAAGCAGAAACTTTAACTTTTAAATCATTTACTTTTACAATATAAAGAGTGTTTGGTAATTTGTTAGTATTGCCTATACCAATAATAGAAGTCGTTGCTATTCCAATTGCATTTTGAGTGGATTCATCTGAATTTAAATAAGAGTATTCAACTTCTTCTCCAGTTACAAAATAGTGTCCAGGTATTTCTATAGTGTTATCTAAGATAGAAATTACACTAGTAGATACCCCACTAAAAGTTTTTTGGAAAATTGGATTTTGCTTATATGTTAAATCAAAAGACTTTCTTACATCTATATTTGTGCCCAAGTATTCTGATGATGAATAAATTATATTAAACCCGTTTCCAAAATCAAGATCTGTGGGATAAACTTCGTCTAATTCTGTGATTAAAAATTCACAAACTCTAACTTGAACTTCAATATTTGGAGAAGGAGTAAACAATAATCTGCAATTTGATCCGGAAATATCAGAAGTAAATTCTCCAAGACTATCATTAGTTTGAATAACAGCAAATTCGGAAATTGAAGAATTAGTATCACTTCTGGAAATTATAAGTTCACAAGTCTGATATTCATTATTAGTCAAGTCCTCAACTGAAGCTATGTAATAAGCTCCAATTGAATCACTTTCAAAACTTGAAACTACATTTGCTGTTGGAGATGGAGATGATGATATTGTTTTTAATTTAGAATTAATATACCCAGCAGAATAACGTTCTGTAGCAATTCCTGTAGAAGCACTGTTCCCTATGGAAACTACAAAAGTATTCACATTTAAACTAGATCCATATCCAATTACTGGATTTAACTCAACATTTAAATTTCCTCCAGAAAGACTGAAATTAAAAGTTGTTATTCCTGTAGTAGAATATGAATTTAATGAATTTGTATTCAACATTCCATATTCTAATGAATTTACATTAGTACCATCATTCAATAATGTAAATTCATTTATTTCATAGTAATTTCCATCAGTAGATCCAATTTGAACTAAAACTTTTGACGATCTATATGTAGAGGCAATGCTGACTATAGAAGTTGTAGTTGCAGTACTTACTTTGGAATAATCTGAAGTTATATTAACAATGTTACCTATACTAGTACTTCCTAATCCAGAAGCAATATTGGGGAAATCAATAGAAAATAATTTTACTTCGTAAATATTATCTGAAAAATTATATGGGAAAAACTTCAACTGTCCAAATCCGGAACTAATTGAAAAGTCAAAACTTCCTAAAGGTTGTTCAGTGTGAACAAATCCATATTGATTTAAATATCCAAAATTGTCATCGTGTAAAAGTGATACTAAACCAACCTCAACAGGGTCTAAAAATACTTTGTCCTGTATACTAAAGAAATACTTTTTATACCTTGTAGAAAGAAATGGATCGGACGAAATATCAAAACTATCAACAACACTAAATTTATCTATTCTTGAAGTGCTGTTGAAAGACTTTGAGATGTCATCAATATTTAAGACTCGATTGCCAATAGATTCTATGTAATCTTGAAGTATTTTTGAATTAAATGTTATTTCATTAGATCCCATTTTTAAATTGGTTTCAATACTATTTTCTTTGACTAGATCAAAGTCATAGTAACAATTCACATTTGCAATATTATAAACATCAGATATTCCTGTTATATTACTAGAGTTCTGGTCTTTATTCATACCAGAATAATTTGAATTTGAATCTATGATTAAATCACTAAATTTTTTAAATCCTGATGTATGAGTTAACTTACTAACATTTTCATTCCATTTATCATACTCAACTTTTGATTGAATTGAATATGAAAAATACTGATAATAATCACTATCGTGTATTCTCTGTGTATTGTAATTTAAAAATCCAGTTTCTTTAGACCAACCTTTGTTGACTATAGATGAAGAAGATACATTGTAGTTTAAATCAAACTCTTGTATTTTTTTTATTTTTGCTATAGTATTTGAAGAAGAACCTCTAATTGTTCTACCAACATAAAAATCATCAACGGTAGATACTTTGATAATATCTCTATCAACATCATGATTTTCAATTATACCTATAGAACCATTAGACACTATTTTTTCATCTTTCAAGAATTGTTTTTTCTTGATTTTTAATTCAAAAGAAGGTAAATCTTTCGAATTGATTATCCTTGCGGAAGAATTTAATAAATCATAAGTACCTAAGATAACTCCATTTTCAAGATACTTACTCATACTGTAAGTTACAGTACCTCCAAATC